TGCTATGTCAGCCATTAGAATCTACTCCTTTGTCCGCTTTCTAACATCGCATCTGATATGACTTGTTGTATAACACCTCTTCTGCTTACTAACAGTTCGTCAAATCCTTGCGTGTCTACTGCGTTAATGTTAAATGTAATTTCAACAGGTGTTTTGCCAAATGAATCCATTCTATCTATTCTACCACTTGTGCTTGGTGTAAAGATTTCTGGTCCTGTTTCACCAACCATATAACTTTCACCTTCTGCAACTGGTCCACCTAACTGTCTACCTTGATAACTTTGGCTTCTGATTGTAGCAATATTTGCCAAACCAGCCGCAACAACTGCCGCGGCACCAATAAAGTTAAATGGTGGCGGATAAGTTGCAAGTGCCAATGTTGCACCAGTGTATGTGTTCATTATTGCTTCTGCAATACGTAGAGCCTTGCTGGCTTCAAATGCTTGTTTGTTGTAACGTCCTAATGCCTCAAATGCATTAGCACCTTGTGTGACCGCCCATTGTGCCTTTTCGTATTCTGATTTCTTTTCAAACTCTATACGCTCATCTACAATTTTCTTTTGACGTTCTTCTTGCCCTATTCTTTGTAAAACACCTTTGTCATATTCACTTAGAGTTTGTGCAATGCCTGTTTTATTCAATGCAAGAAGATCGCGTATTCTTCTTTCTTCAATTTGACGTATTCTTTGATCTATTTTTTTAATACTGTCAATTCTTAACTGTGCAAGTTCAACTTGTTGTATTTTTTCTAAATCATAAATGTCGCCTAAATGGTCCCCGTATGTTTTAACATAATGGCTTAACAATCCATTTTTCTTTTCTAATTGTTCATTGACACCATTGATTGCTTCTTGTTCATCTATCATTGCTGAAAATGTTGCTGTTAAGGTATCTAATGCTATTGCTTTAGATTGTTCTTTAATTTTATTTTTCTTTGCTTCTTCTTTTTGTTGTTCAATAAGAAGTCTTAGGTTTTCGCGTTCTGTGTCATTGATATCTTTACCAATTTTCTGTTCAATTTCTTTTTCTAAATTGATTAATTTTTGTTCATCTGCAGATAATTGGCTGATTCTTAATTCTTCATACTTGGCATCAATAATTTCCTGCACTTGTTGTGCTCTTGATCTTTCTGCTTCATTAGCCGCTTCTGCCTGCTTTGCAATAACTTCTTGCTTTGCTTGTTGTTCAGTAAGTTGTTTGTTAGTTTCTATAGTTCTTGCTTTAACGCCTGCAAACTCTTCTTCTACTCTGGCACTTATATTAGCCGCCTCTTCTAAACCTTTTACAATAGGTCCTGTTACTGTTTTTGCAAATTCTCCTGCTTGGTCAACTAAATTGTCTAACGCACTATCTTCACCAATTAGGCCTAATTTCTCAGCAAGTCCTGACACCGCACCTGTGAAATATTCAATACCACCAATCACAGCCATAATACCACCAATGATTGGATGTCTTAATGCCAATAGTGCTGTTGCTCTCAAAACTTTGCCTAAGAAACCAAATGCTTTGACCAAACCGCCACCTATTGTCACAGCCAATCCAGCCATTGCTGTGCCTACGCCTATTGCCCAACGTGCCATTCCAATACCAATAACTATGGCCATTATTTTACCAAGGATTTCTATGTTTTGGTATAACAATATTGCGACTTCTTTTGCATACAAGAATGCTTTAGTTAAGCCATCACCAATTGCATTTATTAATTCGTCATTCTTGGTCAACATATCTGTAATGGCATTTACAGCATCTGCAACTGCAAGACCAAAACCACCTTGTCCAAGTGCCGCTGATGCTTCAAACACAGCACCTCTAAAGTTAGACATTGCAAGTGTTAATGGTCCAATCGTAACATTGCCAAATCTGCCACCTTCAGCACCAAGTGCCTTCAATTGTTCTACAAGTGCTTTTGTTGATGTTGCAACAGCAACTTGATCTTCACCAATCCTTGCTGTAAATTGTCCATTTTCTTTTGATACTTTGATACCAAATTCTTTTAAACGTTCAAACTCACCTGTAAGTGCGTCTGCTACTGCTTCACCTAATTGTGTTATAGATTTTGAATTGGCCGCCGCAATGTTTGAAAATGCTTTCATAGATTCATTTGATGTATCCAATCCAAATCTATTGAATATTACAAATGCTTCTGTAAGTTGGTTAACATCTTGTGGTAGTGTTCTTGCTAATTTAGATAGTCTTTCCAATTCTGCGTTTGCAAGTTCTTGTGAGCCAAGATAGGTTGTTAACTGTGTTCTGAAACCTTCCATGGTTTCTGTTGCTTGTAGGATGCCACCAATTGCTCTTGTTGTTCCAAATGCCACAAGAGCCGCACCTGCCGCTCTAAGAACACCAGTTACTCTATCGCCTGTTGCTGATATGCTACGCAATGCTCTGTTGCTTTGTTTTGCATTTCTTTCAACACGGTCTAAGCCTCTGTTGACGTTAGCCAAGGCTCGTTCAAGTTGACGAGTATCACCTCTAAAACGAACTGTAACTTCACTCATTTACTACCTCCTTGGCATCTTTGCACGTTGCATTGCCTTTTTTTCTTGTTCCGCTTCATATTTGTAGAATGCTACCCATCCCATAAACTCAGCGGTGGTCATTTCCATAACCTCTGTTACTGTGCGACCCAAATCCTTAGCCAACCTATACATAAAAAGTAGATCAGGATCGCTTTTTAGTTTTTTTCAACAATCTCCAAATTGCTGTCGTTAGCACTGTTCATTTCACCACAGATTCTAATTACTACTGAAGGATCAACTTCATTCATAATTGTAATCTTGTGATGCATATTGAACATCTTAGTGCCATCTTCATTTCTTGCCTTGACAATTAATGTTTCTACCAATGCCTCTACTGTTTTGCCTGCTTGTGCTAACTGTAAAAGTTTTGACTCTTCCGTTAGAGTATTTGCCTCTTTGAAATAGATTTTCATATCGTCCCATTCAGGAACTGTAATATGTTTCATCTGTCCACTTATTTTGTTACGGAAGTGGGCCGTCATTTTGTCTATTGGTTGTGTCTTTTTATCACTCATAGTCCTTTGACTCTCCTGTTTGCTCTTCGCACTGTAGGTCTTGTTATACCCTTAGGTGCTTGTTTAGAATAACCCTCTTCCAACCTGCCTATATAAGGCACATTGTTCTCTACTTTAAAGCCTTGGCGTGAGACATCTTTGGTCCAGTTGCGTCTTGCCCTACCAGATTTTATAGGTGTAGCCTTCCTTGCTTCTTCTTCATAGATAGTCGCAATTTCATTTACACGTTCAGTTACTGAACGTCCTATAAATTTCAAAGTGTCGTCTACGCCAAGAACTTGTATTTTCATCCTACGAGTTAGCGTATGATAATGCACCACTACCTTGGAATGAAATACTTGCTTCAATCATACCATCCATAGATGAGTTGATTGTCATTCCTGTAACGATGATGTTGCCTGCCCACTTTGTTCCAGAGTGGTTAGTTTCATCTGGGAACACTTCCAATTCAATTGGACTTGCACCTACGGTTGTTAGTGTAGGGTTAAGTGCTTCCATGTGAGTTGAACCAGCCGCTGTTGGGAACTCATCGCCATCATAAAAGATTTCAGCCGTTCCTGAGAACGCACTCATACCTTTTAGATATGTTCTGGCATCTGTGCCCATAGTGGATGTTTCAATAGTGTCAGCGGTAATCTCAATTGAGAAAGAACGGACGCTCGCTATTGGTTGTAGGTTGCCTCCTGCGTCATCAATTTTGACTACGCCGTTGTTGCCTGTTAATATGCTTGATACAGCCATAATAGTCTCCTTTTAGTTAATTGGACGCTTCTTCGTTTACAGCAGGCGTCACCTCCGCTGGTTCACTGTCTTCAACATCATTGTTAAATCCAGAGAATTTCTTTGTAGGTTTCAAAACAGCCTTTGGTTCAGAGTCTTTTGACTTTGATACTGTTTCCCAACCTTCTTTTTCATACATACTCACCAATTTAGGGTCTTTAACCTCCACTGTGCGAGTGCGTCTTTTCATAATGGTTGTCATAGTTTTCTCCTTTATGCTTCACCTCTAACAAAATAATAATTCACTTCAAAACTGATTAAAAATTCTGCCAGCGGAGCCAATCGCTCAATAACCTCTATATTGGTTACCTGTGAATTCTGAACGACACTTCCTTCAAGGTTTCTATACCTATCAGAGTCTAATGTTTCTTCTATTGCTTCTATTAGTTCATT